ACCTTTTCTACCATCATATAATTTGACACCTTCATATCCTTTAAGTCCAGGATAACTGGCACAAGTGAACCTGCCTTTACTTTACAGTTGCCAGTTACCCCTGAAACAGAAAGGTTTTTCCGTTTTTTATTGTAAAGCATAAGAAGTGCCTTGGATTTCAGTTTCCCAAGGTCTGGTGTATCAATTTTTTCCAGGTACTGCAATACACCCCACCTGTCAATGTTTGCGGGGTTCTGTGTTATGTATAAATCATATTTGCCGTTTTCCTTATTCTCATATACAAGCTTTACCTTGTTATATACGCCATCATCAATAGTAGTGCCATAAGTGAAGCCTTCCCCTGTTTCTGCGTCCACAACACATGAATTTACTTTCATGCCAGCAACATCTGAAAGGCAGAGTTTTCCCAGGCTGTCATGCAGCACATATACTTTCCCTGTCATTATAAGGGTATTGTCAAGGGCATCCTGTATAATATCAAAAAGCGTTGCGCCATCTTCAACTGCTGACATCCTGTATCCTGTATCTTCAAGTGTGCCACATCCCAGACTGAACTTTCCTGCAATAATTTTAATTACCTCTGTGGCAGTTTTTTTCTTGTAAACAATGCAGTCCTTGTTTTTTAAGTACCGCAGCTGGTCATATGCTGTATAAGACATTATGCCGTCTTCTGACATTTTCCTTGTGAAAATATAGCCTTTAAAGAAGTTAACGCCATCCACTTTTAACAGGACAGTGCTGCCTTCAACAGCCTTAAAAGCTTTTTCATATGGTGCTTCAAAAACAAGTTTCCCAGGCGTGCCTTTGCGTTCCCATGTAAGTTTCATGCCATCCAGTACAGGCAGGGTGAATTTCTGGTTTCCATTTATTATTTTAACAACTGCCCTGCCTTCTGGCAGCTTTGATGTTTCCTTTACCTCTGCATCAATGCTGCTGCCTGTTGCAGCACTGGAATGCCTTTCCAGCACTTTTTTTAAGTATTTTAGTTCATCCCCTGGTGAATGTTTTTTACCTCCGACTGTACCGACTGTACTGCCTCCACTGGCATTAATTCCAGTGTATTCTGGTACACCATAGCCTGTAATGGTCTTTTCAGACAGCGGGTATGTCCTTCTTGCCACCCTGTCAGTCGTCAGGGCGGCGTTGCCTTCAATTGTATGAAGTGTACTTCCTGTAACCTTTTCTACAATCCCTACATGGCTTCTCCCAGTTTTAAAGTAAACCAGGTCACCACGCTTTGGGATATATTTCCCTTTGTATTTAAAACGCCCCCTGCTTTTAAACCATGCCATGCCCTCATCCGTCGAAGCAGTCTTTGGGATGACAGAAGAGGGTATTCCTGCTTTAGCTGCACACCATGAAACAAACATATGGCACCAGGCAGCACCATCCATGCCATACCAGACACCATATTTTGTATGGTTGTCCCCTGTTTCTTTGTAACCAATTTCCCTGGAAGCTATACTGACAATATCACATCCAGTATTTTTTTTGTTGGTCTTTTTACTGCCTTTTGCATTTCCAGCCTTTGGGCTGCTGCCTTTTACAATTTCTGCCCAGCCATTACGCCGCCCAAATTTACGGCATCCGCTTTCAGACGGCATCCACAGGTCAAATATATAACGGTCTCCTGTTTTTTTTACCAGCCTGCCCCTGTCAGTCACTGTGTAAACCCTTCCGTCTGCATATGTGCCAGTCCCGCTTACTTTTATTTTAGTGCCGAATGGTATTTCTGGCGGTGCGGCACATGTGCTTTCATTGGGGTATGAACCATCTGCTGATTTAATTGTATCAGGGTATGCTGTGTATTGTGCTTTTAACGCCATATAATGCCCCCTAACCTGGAAGTTTTAATTTTGTGCCTGGATAAATCCAGTGCCCGTTTGAAGAAGATTTCCTGCCACGTTTTCTGGCTTCTTTTTCAATAACCTTTTCATTAAGGCTGTAAATTTCTTTCCACCTGGTTCCGTCACCAAGCTCTTTCCTTGCAATATACATAAGGCAGTCACCTTTTTTTACAACATAGCTCCCTGCAGGGTCTTTTGCATTCCTTGTCTTTTTTATGGACGCTTCCTGCTTTTTACTGCCTGTGGCATCTTTTCCAGTCTTCCTGCCGCTGCCTTTTCCACTTCCTTTGTTATTTTTGCTGCCTGTTTTTAGTTTTTTTGCGCCCCAGTAATGGTACTGTTTCATTTCCAGTTTTACACATATGTCCATGCCATATTTAGACGCATCCTCAATTATTTCATAACCCTCAATTGTCACCTCAAAGTTTGTAGGCCTGAAAATTACCCTCCCGTTTGGTGACTGCCTGGTTATTTTAAATTTCACTGGTTTCTTCCTTTTTTTCCAGATTTCCAGCTTGTCAAGGTAGTGCCATGCACTGTTGAAACCATTTTTATATGACGCAAACGGGTAAGGCTGGCAAACAGGCAGCAGGATTTCATCTATTGTAATGTCTGTAAGCCCTGTGGTTTTAATTATATTAACTTCCCCGCCGTTTATAAGGTCTGTGGTTTCATTCCTGCCGTTTATCTTATATGATATCTTCCCCGGGGTGACAGGAAACAGCACACCGCCAATATACATTTTATACATTTAATGCACCCCTTCCGCTGATGAGGCAAGTTCTTCTTCAATCTTTTTACAAAATTTTGATGACAGCCCGTCTATATCCAGTTCTTTGTCTATTTTGTTATGGTTTGTCATGTTTACTTTAATTTCAGCAGTTGTAAATTTATTTATATAATCACGGTCTGCCATGTTCCTTAAATACTTCAGTTCTTCCCCTGTAATTTCAAGCCCATTTGCGGCTTTTGCCGTATTTTTTGCTGTATCATTTGTATTGCCAGCAATCAGTGATGTGTCCTGTGCAAGCCCGTGTGGGTCATAATCTCCCTGGTTGTTGCCATCATCTTTATAGAGATTGCCAGGGTTAAAGAAATCCTTTACTTTTTCTGTGACACCATCACCCCATGCAGCACCTTCCCTGTATGCATCATCTACCCAGCCGTCTTTAAATGTTTTATATGTGTTCATGCCTCTTTTAAACGCATCACTTATGGAAACATATTCTTTCTTTTCTGCTGCTGCCTCTGCGCTTTTTGCGGCATAATTATCTGCTGCCTGGCATACACCTGAATAATCGAACTCAATAAACGGAAGCTTGTTTAACGCCTTGCATATGGTTTCAATTACTGTAAGTACTGTAGAAACCAGCCCATAAAAGAAACTTTTTATATTACAGCCTGTATTATGGAAAGCTGTCTGTATATTCCCAGCACATGCACGGAGTGCATTCCATAACCCTAATGCAACATTCTGCCCTGTATCCAGCATGTTCAGGAAAAAATGTATGACAACATTTACACCGCCGCATATTGCGCCAAATGTACTCTGCGCCACATGGCCTGCCCCTGAAAAATGGTTTGCAAGGGCAATAATTACGCCTATAAGTATAGCAATAATTGATATAATCAGTATAAGCGGTGATGCAAATATAAACTGCGCTGCTGCTGCAAGGACTGTTACAGCCTTGACAACCCCCATGGCTATGGCAAAAACAGTTAAAGCTGCTGCCGCACCATATACAACCGGGCCTATAGTCCCCCAGTTGTCTGCAATAAATGTCCCTGCCCCTGACAGGGTATCTGCAATCCTTGTGCCCCATGCCACTACAGTACCCATATTGTCTGCAACAGAACCTAATACGCCTTCCACAGTCTGCCCAAATGACTGTACCACCTCCATTGAGCTTGGAAGCCCATGTGCTGCAAGTTCATTGTCCAGGCTTTGTATAATATCTGCCCATCCCCTTGTGACAGCAGACTGCACATTGCTGAATGTTGCTTCCCATGTGTCACCTGCTTCCTTTGCCGCACCTGATGATACGCCGTTATCCATTGCCTGGCTCACAGTCCCGATAAATTCTGCTGAACTTATGTTTTTATTGGAAAGGGCATCTTTCACTTTAGCAACTGATTCCCCTACAACTTCTGCGTATATCCCAGCAGCATCTATCCCTGCATCAAAAAGCCTGTCAAGCTGGTCTGCCTCAACGCTTCCTTTGGAATACATCTTGCCAATGGCATCCACAACACTTTCTAACTGCTCATTTGTCCCTTTGCCATAAAAACTTACTGCATCTGCCCATATACGTACCTGGTCTGTTGCTGCGCCAAGGCTCATGCCACGTGTAAGGAAACCTTGTGTAGCTGCACCTGCCACATCCAGGCCGTAAGCCGTGCCAACAGTTGTATCTTTAAGCTGTGCAAGTGCTGCTTCTGCCATCCCTGCATCCCCTGTCATGGTTGTGATGGTTTTCTGGAAACGGTCCATGGTATCAATCCTGCCAAATGCCCCACTTATATCAAATACCCCCAGGCGTCCAAGTGTATTTTCTATAAGCCCTATTGCATTGTTTGCAACAATAATGGCCTTTTCCCATCCACTGAAACTTCCCCTTACATGTTCTGCTGGTGCACGGCATCTTTCTACACTCTGGTTAAAACTGTCCTGTGCATCTTCATTGTCACGTAAATACCTTTCAGTGCCGCTTATTGTCTGTGACAGCCTCATATATGTACTGTTTATGCCTGATATATCCATGCTGTCCATTGCACGCCCAAGGTTTTCCTGCTCCTGTGTGGCACGGTACAGCTGTGCATACAGCTGTTCAAGCTGCCTGTTTGCTGCATCTGTCCCCATTGTTACAGGGTTGTTTTCAATTTCCTGTATTTTATTTTTTATAGCGTCCAGCCTTGTACCAAGCAATGCAATGTCCTGTACTGCCGTTTCTGGCAGTATGTCCATTGAAACAGCAGCCTGGCTTATGCGTGACTGTGTGCTGGTTAATGAAGCCAGCGTCTGTTCTGTCCTCTGTACCTCCTGCTGGTACCTTTCAAGCCCCGAAACATCCACCACAGGCGTTAAAGCATCAGATTTCCATTCTACAGGCTGTGCAGGACGTATGGCAGGCGCACCAGCAAGCCCCATAAATTCCTGGCTTAACTGGCTGGCTGCTGCCGCTGCGTCATTTATTTCATCCCTTGCTCCCTGTATTGCAGCAGTATTTATGCCTGATGAAATGGACTGGTCAAGGCTGTCCATTACAGACACAGCAATGTTGACTGAATTTATAATCCCCATTATTACAGATGTGAAATTATCCTGTAACTCTATCCCTGTCTGTATGCCTGCCATCCCATGTCACCCCCTTCTGCCTGCCCTTTTTGCCTTGTTTATTTCTTTTTTGTCTGCTTCTGCCCTTAAATCAATACAGGCTGTTATAAACGCCTTTTCCCTGCGTGGCAGCGAACACCATTCAGATGGCTTTATATGCAGCTTATGAAGCGCATAATATGCATAGTTTGCATCCACATCACCACGCTTTATCAGTTTTTTGCTTCTTTTACTTCACTGTCAAAACTTGTATCAAAACCCTGGAATTTCTGTATCCACCTGCAAAGCTCCATATACTCACCAGGGTCATCCACAAGTGCATAAAGCAAATCTTCTGGTGTCTTTACACCATATGAATCCTGCAGGGAGGCATCATATAAATCTGGGACTACGGTACTTAAAGCAACAAGCTTTGCAAGATACTTTGAAGTATCAAGTTTTCCCCTGAAAAGGTTCGGCTTCCCTTTTACCTGTACTTCATATGTACACTCCTCACGTATCTCCTCATCCTGCTTTGATGTGATATGTTTAAATTCCCACATCAGGGGTGTGCCGTCATCAAAAAGAAGTGACTTTGTAGGGGCATATTTTTCATTGCTCTTTTTAATTTTCTTATCTTTTAAAAACCTGCTTAAATTTGACATGATATTTTTTTCCTTTCATTTCTTATAGTTTTCTGTTATTCACCTGCCAGGAAGCCTGGAAGGTCTGTAAATGCAGAAGGCATCATTGCATCCTCAAATGTGAACTCCATTTCTTCATCCAGGTATTCACCGTCTGCATCAAATTTTGCAAGGACACCACCATCAATATTGCAGTCCTTCAGTATGATTTCCTGTCTCCCTGCCCTGCTGCCAGGGTCTTCATTCACTATATGTATATCAAAATACACATCCTGCCCTGTGTCCTTGTATGAAAGCAGAAGCTGCCTGAAAACAGAAGTATTGTAATGGAATGTTGCTGAACCAGTGCCCTCCCATCCTGTTGCTTTATTGCCTTTCCCTGGTTTTCCAAGGATAGGCACTTTTGACTTCTTTTTCTGCATTTTTGCTTCAAGGCTTATCGCCTGCATGAAATTGTAGCGCCTGCCGTTTATGACAACATAACATTCTGCTTCTGCAGCAGATAGCGTGTCACCTGCAAACATTACTGCATTTTCCCTTACTTTTTGCATAATTTCTCCCCTTTACGCAACTGTGACTGACATATACAGTTTTGACATGGCATTTACAACTGTGACTGCACTTTCCACAACAACTGATTTCTTTGTGCTGCCCTGCGAAACAACAACATCCGTTTCACTGAAATTTTCAATGGCACGCAGCACCTGCAGCTCCTGGCGTATTTTTACAAGGTCTGCCCAGAGTGCTGTCCTTCCTGCTGCATCATTAGGCACTTTGCCAAGATACTTTGTGTTAAACAGCACAGCATCATCATTGGCAAGCTGGTCAATTACCCTGACTGTCTGGTTGTCCTTAAACACTTCACCACATGTGTCCGTAGCAGTAACCATTGTATTTATATCATCCAGGACACGCACACCCCCGTTAACTGTATGGAAAACAAACTCACCTGCCTGTATCGCACTGGCAAGTTCTGACTGTGTATACGTGGCGTCAACCAGATATTCCCCGTCATAGACCTTATTCTGGCATGATGCGTTTACTTTGCATCCTGCAAGCGCACCAGTTACCCAGTACACAGCTGCCGCTTCATCAGGCAGGGCTGTGCCGTCTTTATCCTTATAAGCACCATCCAGGCATTTATTCTTTACGCTTACAACACCCATATAATCCGCTTCCTTATAACCATAAACAACAAGCTGGAACTTGATGCCCATTTCATCACGCAGGCGTTTGTTAAATGACACAAAAAGTTTTTTTATTGTATCATCTGTTGTGGCAACGCCCAGCGTATTGAATGAATAAGACTCAATCTTGTCAAGGAATGCCTGGTATGAACTGCCTGACACTTCACCATCACTGCCGCCAGAAAGCACATCACCTGCCACAGCTGCCAGCATAAACCCTGGCTTGAAGCGTACATAACTGTTAGGTACTAACTCCCCTGGCTCTGAAACAGTCTGTATGTCTACTTTTTCGCTGCCAAGGTATGTTATGACATCCCATTTTGTTTCATCATCAACATCCTGCTGTATGCTGACCCTTAAACTGTTGCCACGTTCCCCACTGTATAATGCCTCTGCATATGTGTTTGACGCTTTTTCCCCTCCGCTGTCCAGGCGGTAAGCATACAGCGTGGAAGCATTTGCAAACAAATCCCTTAACCCTTTCATTTTTTCATGTGTATATGGGTACCCGAATATTTCCAGTGAATTTTTCTGGAAATCCCCACTTGTAACAGCAAACACTTCGTTCTCAATGCCCCACCCAAGCACAAGCGGCATTGCTGCATAGCCCCTGTCAGAAAGTGCCGCTGATGCATGTGCTGCCGAAACAAAATTTATATATGTACCTGGCAGGACTTTGTTCTGTGATATAAAATTTCCACCGCCTAAAGCCATTTACTGTACCTTCCTTTCCATAAATCTTTTAACTGCTGCATCTGTTTCCTCCAGCGTATATTCCCTGCCATCTTCTAACAGGGCGTCAAGCAAATCACGCCTTGCCCTGTACTTTGATGATGCCAGTATCTGCCCTTTTGTAAAAAGCTTCCCTGTGGCTGGCTTTTCTTTAGTATCCGCTGGCACACTGCCATTATTTTTTGATGCCATAATCCATATCCTCCATAAAACTGGTTTCTTTTGCAGCCCTTGTGAAAAAGTTGTAATCCACAAAATAACTAAGGACCCCGTCTGTAACCCTGTAACCCATGTTATGCCCATGCAGGTACTGCCCCTGCACTTCAATTAACCCCAGGCGCTTAAGCATCCTTTCTGCCACACTGTAACATTCTGCTGCCGCATGGTTTTCCGATTCCGGGAAATACTGTATTACAAAACTGTTGTCCCTCCTGCATCTGCCTCCTGGGTATTCCTTAGCTGACGGGTTCAAAACGCTGATAAAAAAACAGGGCTCTTCCAAGTCCTGTTTAATCTCTTCCATATGGTTTTCATATCCAAATTCATTGTATAAGGCATTGCTTATGCCTGCAATAACAGCATTAACCATTTATTCAACCCCATTAATTTTTAAATGCATCCCCTAAGAAACGCCTTACCTTGTTTTCAAGTATCTTTGGGGCACTTTTCCTGATTTCCCTCTCGGAAATTGTCATCATGAACCGCCCTTTTACCCAGGCTTTCTTTAACTGGCAGTCTATTGCAGGGACATACCTACCTGGTGTCTGCCGGTGGCCGTACTCAACATAGGAAGCATAAGAAGTATTGTTTTCTATTGTTATTTTATATATACTGCCTGTTTTTTTAACCTCAAGGTTTGCAACAGCAGTCCAGCCACGCCTTAAAGTGCCGCCTTCCTTGTCTGACATGACAAGGAACTTGCCATCACCTGAATCAACCAGGTCATATGTGTCACTGTAATCACCAACAGGTGTCCTTAAAATTATCTTCCTTAAAAGCCTTTGTGCAAGTTCCCTGGTACACCCGTTAATAAATTCTTCTGCCCCGCCAGCCTTGATTTTATTTAAGCCTTTCTGTAATTCTTTCATGCCGCCGCTTTTAAACCTGCCTGCCATTATGCCCACCCCTTAAACAGTTCAAGCATTATTTCCTGGTGTGTGGGATAAAGCGCAGGCACTCCGCTTGAAGCATAGACAAATTCCCTGCCTTCCCTGGAAACAGTTATTTTTGAACCTTCTTTAATTACAACGCCAGGGGAAATAAAAAGTTTTACAGACTGTACCATGCCCTCTGCGGCCCCTTCATGCTGTGTGCTCTTTACTGTCTGGAACGAAAGCCTGCATGGCTGGTTTTTAATGGTTTCTGCATCTTCCCATGCCACAAGCTTTGTTTTTTTGTCTGCTGCCTTCCTGTGTTCTGTGACAGTGCACCTGTCTGTATAAGCAGCTTCTATGGCTTTCCTTGCAGTATTATAATTCATTTAAACACAACCTTCCTGTACCTTCTTAAGACTGCCCCGTATTTCTTAAAAAGGTTCTGCATGTATTCTGAACTGGCATTGCCAAATGATGCGCTTGTATCACCCAGTTTTATGGAAGTTACCTGCACTGGCATGTCCTCACTCCCATACTGTCCGTCCCTGTAAATATCTGCTGCCATGCGTATTACTGTTGCACTAAGCCCTTCTGGTATTTTTTCTATATGGCAGTAGTTCAGGACATTTTCCCTTGCTGTTTCCAGGGCAAATTCTACAAAAACATCTTTTTCACTGCTTCCATCCAGGCCAAGAAGCATTTTTAATTTTTTAATATCTGCAATTCCTGCCATAACCCCTCCTATGCTGCCACTTTGTGTTTAATAACAACTATGCGCAGCTGCTTCGGCTCATATACAGGTTTCCAGTTTGCAGGGTTTGAAAGCTCACTCCTTAAAGGTGTTTCAATATGTTCCCTTACTGCCCCTGTATATGCAATGCCTCTCGGGTGCAGTATAAACGCCCTGCGGTTAATCAGGTAGTCTATGCCTCCGCCTGTCTGCTTGTCACGGTCAACTTCTGTTGCAACATGCCCTTCTGGTGAACCGTTGCCATACGCAACCGCACCGCTGCCAAAAAGGTATGTGGTATATATGCCGTTTTCAACAGGGCAGCCGTCATCAACTATTACCCTGCGCCCCTGGTATGTACTAAATTCCACATCTGTTGAATCCCTCTGTGTTTCCAGGAGGTTCTGTTTCTTAAGATAGCTTTTTGTTGCTGAATGCATTGCAACACTTGTAAGCTGTGACTGTGCATCACCAAGGAGCTGGCACGCATCTATAAAAGCAGAAGCGCTTATAAGCTTTGCCGCTTCACTTTTGCCAGATGAAAGGTCAAGTATATGGTCTTCCATCCTTGTTTCTGCCGTGCCGCTGTCCCCTGCTGGTATAGTACCGAACACACCTGCAAGAAGTGCAACAAGTTCTTTCTGCATGTCCCTTGCCCAGTACCCTGCAACAAGGTTCCCTATTGCTGCCATAGGGTCTGAACCTGCAAGGGCTGCTGAAAGGTTTGTAGCTGACCACATGTTCTGCCTTAGTATTGTGGTTGAAACATCCTTGTTTGATGTGATTTTCTTTGGTGTCATTTTCACATCTTCAAGCGTTGCCTCTGATTCCCCCTGGAGGTCTTCAAAGAACGGCATGTTATGTGTCCTTGCCGCCTCACTTGCCAGCCTGTCAAATTCAGGGCTGTTTGTGACAATCCCGCTTTTAAAAAGTTCTGACAGTTCCATTGTCCTGTTAATTACATATTTGTTAAAAAGTTCTGGGACAATCACGTCTGCAATTTTTGTAACTGCCATATTTTACACCATCCTTCCTTTTTTATCTTATATTGTTACACCTGCTGCCGCCGCAAGTGCCCTTGCCTGTTCCGGGCTGCTGCGTAAAAGTTTCCCCTGTTCTGTCAGGTTGAATGTTTCCTTTGCGAACGGGTTAGGCATCCCCTCACCGCCACCATGTGCAGGGGTATAAGGCGGCTGCTGGCTGTCCTTAAACAGGAATGGTTTGCTTTCCTGCAAAGATTTTATCTGCTCATCAAGCCCTGATATACTGCCGTCTTTGCTGGCTATGATTTTTTCCCTGTCAACCAGCCCTGCAACAATATCCTCATCCTGCACTTTGCCAGCAATTGCAACTTTTATGGCATTTGTAACCCTTAACTGCTCCATGTCAGAGTTATATTTAGCCTGTGCCTGTTTATTCTCTTCCTGGAGTTTTTTAATCTGTTCCTGCATCTCCTCTGTGTTGTGATGTGGTATAAAAAAAGTTGACAGCTCATTCTCAAGGATTGCCATCTCCTTGGCAGTGTCAAGCTTGATTAGATAATCAATCCTATGTTTTGCTCCAGATGTCTGCTCCACAAAATTATGGAGGAGGTCATAGTCCTCATTTTCTACTGCATCACAGTCTAAAAGCTTTTTCTTTACCCATGTTGAGAAATCCTGTTTGCTTTTCAGAACAGAATGAAGCTCCCTGCCATTAACAACTTTCTCACCAGTCTCTGTAACATACACTGGCACTAATTCATTCCCAGCCATTTGCAGTTTGTCCATCATACAGCACCGCCTTCCTGCATAATTCTCATACCATACCTGGGCCCTGCCTCAAAGCCCATATATTCTGATTCAACTACTATGCTTATGATATACTCCTCAATGTCAAGATATAATTTTCTGCCTGTGGCATTCTCAATATGTTCAATACTTCTGTAATAAGCTCCATTTTCCATGCAATTGTGCTTCTTATAATTTTCGCTGTCACTCCATTTAGTATACAGCAGTTCCACTAATTCATCAAACATAATAAAATCTCCTTTCATTTCAACCCTCACTTCCCTTTTTGGGAAGTGACTAAATATTGCCAAAGGAGCTATACAGTACTATAATTTATATATCTCCTTTGGAGTGTCTGGAACAACCATTTCACTTGGCGGTGGGGTTGTTCCATTTTTTACTTGTTTTTAATTATTGTCAATTTCTTCTTTAATTTTTTTTACCCCCCTGTTAATAACGTCTGTTCTGCTTGTGTTTAACCTGTCTGCACAATATCGTAAATCTTCTGCCTCTGACTTTGTAAGCCTCAAATCAAGTCTGACGTTTTTAGGGTTATCTTTCAGTTTTTGTCCCTTTTTCACCGGAGACACCTTTCCACCTCCTTATTCAAGATTTCACACACAATCTTTATGG